TTGGCCAGCGGCGACGTGTAGATGATTTCGTACTCACCTTTCGCCTCGATCAGTTCCGGGGGCATGGGGGGCAGCATGTGAGGGGCGTTCTCGTTGATCAGGATCAGCGCACGCTCGACTTCCGGCCCCAGTAGGCCCGACTGTAGCCGCCCCATGGTCGGAGCCGCCAGAGCCGCCTTCTCGGCCACACGTTCGATGACTTCGGTAGCCGTCATTTCCGGCGTGTCCATGAGGATTTGGAAAAGCGTCACCAAGAACGCGTCGTTGATATCGCCCCGCTCGTCAGCCAGTATCTCCTTGGCCGGATTTAAATCCCCTGTCTCCAAAGCGTGGACAAGCGGTGCGCCTTGTGCGTTGACCGCACCATAGTTCACAAACCCCGGCGTCAAGCCCAGTCGTCCACTCAATACCCCGTCGTCCGATGCAAGAAGTGTCGGATCAGCTTTCTTTTGGCTGAGCCGTAGCATACTCTTCTTCATCGCGTTGACTGACCCCATGGCGGGGCTGCATTGTTGCGCGGGACTGAAACCAAATAAACCACCCGGCTCTGTCGCCGTCCTTGGAACGAGATACGGAAAGCACGCGAAACCGTCTTCGGGTCCAATATACTCAGCATCTTCCACGCTGACAAAACATCCGACGAATGGGTGACGATCTGTCGTGATAGACTCCGGGTCATACCGTCCGAGGTCACGTGGGAATACTGCATGAACAATTTCAAAGAAGCGCGTATTGCTCGGGACCGCCTTCGCAAGTTCAGCCTTGACTGCTTTCGGGAGATAGTCGTGTCTGAACTCTTTTTGTAGCTGTACTGCCGTGCGCCAAAGCCTGACGAACATCGTGTCAATTATGCCATCCCCATCTGCAAGTGGGAACATATCGCGGAGGGGCATGGCCTTGTAGGCCAATCCACCACGCGTATCATAGGATTTCTTGGTCCGCCATTTCATCCTTACGGGCGCAGTGCCATAACAACCAAGTCCGAGATACGTTTCATCCACAGACTGGCTGAACATGGCTCGCGGATCATAGCGTAGTTTAAATAGCGTATCAGTAAGGGCGTCGAAATAGGCTCTGACGTTATATTGCTCACGGAGGTAGGGGTCTGAGGCTGTGAGCCGTTCCCATTTGTGTCCATCCGGCGTAGCCAGCCTACGGAGTATGGCTGACCATTTGGGGAGCGCCCTTGCGGCCGTTGCATCGTATGCATAGCGTTTCACATCCCTTGAACTAGGGTTGGTGATTGCCTCACTGGTCTGCCAGCCAGTGTAGTGTCTAGGTAGGCAGAATGCCGCATTCATCTTCCAATCTTGTTCGTACGGCGAGCGTAGGTCTTTCGCCTCGCTGTATTGTGATAAAACATCCTTCGGATTTGGCCGGTCGCTACTGCCTAGCCGCGATATCGAGACTATATTTGCGCCCTCGTAGGCCATCATACACCCCCGCCCGAAGAGAACAGCCCCGCCGTATACGACTTGGTGGGATTAGGCGCTCCACCACCCATGACGGCTGACGCGTACGATTTCCCTGTCTGCTTACGCGTATTCTTGTACTGGGCAAAACTCACGGCATCGAGGACAGGGTTGCCTTGTCGCGTTGGCGGCGGTGGGGCAGGCGTGGGCGGGGGAGCCTTCTTGGAGGAACCCCCGCCGAAAAGGAAGCCCATTGGCTGATCCTTGTGACAAACGCGTTACCGGAATACGCTGGGGGCTACATACACCCAACGCGTTGGACACACAATCCATCGAACGGAGTTCTCGGCAAATGGATCAATCTTCGACCGACAAGCAACTCGCCGAGTTCGCCGCGAAGTACCGCGACGACCCATATGGGTTTGTGATGATAGCCTACCCATGGGGTGAACCAATCTTACCTGACGGCACGTATAATCCACTGGGTAAACGACAGGGACCAGAGCCATGGCAAAAGCGCCTACTAACGAAACTTGGGAAGCACGTCAAAGAGAACGACTTACGGATTGGTCTAGGTTTGGAACCGCTGGTGTGGCGAAGCGCACGGAGTTCTGGTCACGGAGTTGGAAAGAGCGCATTGGTCGCGTGGGTGATACAGTGGGTGATGGCGACACGAGCTATGGCAAGAGGCGTCATTACCGCAAACACGCAAAAACAGCTAGAGGATAAGACATGGCCGGAACTGGCCAAGTGGCATAAACTGTTTTTGTTCAAGCGGTGGTTCAATTGGCAAGCCACGTCATATAGCTCTTCCCTCGTTCCTGAACAGGAACGAAAAAACTATATGATGACGGCAATGACCGTGGGAGAAGACAATGTTGAAGCCTTTCAAGGGCTACACAACGCAGAGAGCACCGTCCTCATGGTATTTGATGAAGCATCAGGAATTCACCCCAAAATATGGGAAGCCGCCGTTGGAGCCACCACAGATGGAGAAGTGTTCTTTCTGGCATTTGGCAACCCAACACAACCAACTGGCGAATTTGCTGATTGCTTTGATAAGCACAGTGGTATGTACGATCTTGAATTTGTGGATAGTCGTGATGTATCTCATACCAATAAGTCGGCACTGAACGACATCATAGCGATGTATGGAGCGGACAGCGATGAAGCCCGTGTGCGCGTATACGGTCAATTCCCGCACCAAGCTTTCAATGAGTTCATTGGTAAGGATTTGGCGCGAGACGCACAAGTTCGAGAATTACACATTGACCCAGCCGCTGCACTTATCATGGCAGTGGACGTTGCACGATACGGGGGAGACGAGATTGTTATCGCATATCGCCAAGGACGTGACGCCCGTACCCGCAAACGACTTATCTTCAAAGGGCTGAGCACGGTCCAACTGACCAAGGTGATCGTACGGGAATACCAGCAACACCACCCTGACGCTGTGGTGGTTGAAGCGCCCGGTGGGGGCGATGGCGTCATAGACCAGCTACGGGAGAATTATCACATCAAGGTCTTCGAGTTCTGGCCGGGAGCCATGAGTAGCAAGCCCGAAATGTACTACAGGAAGCGGGACGAGATATGGCATTTGGGTAAAGAGTGGTTGGTGGATCAAGGCTGCATAGACGATGATGACGAGTTCTTCACCCAGCTAACGGGTTTGCAATACAGCTACGACCGGTTTGAACAGAAGCTGAAGATGGAGAGCAAGGAACTGTACAAGTCGCGGACAGGGGAACACAGTCCAGACAGAGCCGACGCGTTCATGCTGACCTTTGCAGTCAACGTGGTCAGGCGCGACATAGGACTGGGATGGCGAGCGCAACGTAATCAGGCGCAAGTCGAATATGACGAGTTCATGTTTTAGGAGGATGGGATGACTGTACCATATGATGTAATGGCCGACGTACTCGGCGCACTGGACAAGATCAGTCGGGGTAAAGTCCCGACAGTAGCCTGTGACGAACAGGGACTGGCGTACAGCACGTTCGTCACATACACCAAGCGGTATCCCCAGCTAGCTGCACTACGCCAAGAAGCCGAAGATCGGCTTTACGACCTTATGGCAGAAGCGTTGCCCAACATATTCAACCACCACATCTACGGTGTGGAAGACCCGAAAGAAGCGAGTGTGGTGTCATCGAACATCAAATGGCTTTTGGAGAGGAGAAGGCAGAAGGCATATGGCGCACACTCTACTGTAGAGCATCATTTAAGTGCTGATAGGGAGGTCTTGGATGCACTTCAGAAGGCCAAGGCTCGCGCACAGGGCGGAACGGTTCTTGACACGATTGTCAATGACACGTTTGCTATTGACCACCCTAATGTCATTGACGTTGACGTAATAACTTCTGGTGAGGAAAATGAAGAGGACATCCGCTCGCTGTATTAGTTAGCATTGACTGTCACGTAAAGCTTGCTGGCAGCTTATCGATCCGCGCCCGTATCCTCAGAATGCGTTCAAGACGCAAATCCGGTTCCTTGGGCGGTTGGGGCCTAGCCGCCTCTAGGAAGCCCCTGTAGCGGGCTTCACGCGCGGCTCGCCTAGTTTGCTTGGCCACCCAGTTGGCCGCGTGCTCGGGGCAGCGCCAGTCCAGCAAACCCAGTTCCTGATTGTCGGCACATCGACGGCACTTGTTGGGCATGGGGCTTCTCCAAAGAAAGGGCCGCTCGCGCGGCCAGTTGGTTCAGGCAGACAACTAACCCGCGCTTACGCTTGGGTCAGGGGCTTCACACATTCCATCCTTTGGCGGTAGTTGAACTAGGTTCCCTAGCCGGGAGGAGCCGGGCGGCTACTAACCCGCGCTACGCTTGGGTCAGGGGCTGATCCCCACTTTACCAAAACGTCAACACCCACCCAAAAATTCACGCGCGGAAAATTTTGGGGGATTTTTGGGGGTTTCCCGGATTGAGATAGGACCGCGAAGAGCGCAACCTGGGGTTGTAGGAATCGCCCCCTAGGGGGGTCGATTTTTCAAAATTGCCCGTCAATGCTTGACTGTTGCATATATGTCACACATCTATACTGTACTGTTGCATATATGTACTTTACTATACTGTCAGCCTATACACTAAGCTTGTCAATAGGTCATTGTGTCGCACACGCGTATGGTGTACGCGTTATTGGTGTGAGAACGTTGTTCCTAATAACACTGTGTCAAGGGTATATGGTTGTTATTATATACGCTCTTGTAGTACGACCGACATATATTCCTATACACGCTTTTGTATATACGCTAACGCGTTGTCACGATATGTCGCGCCAACGCGTTGCGCGCATACGCGTCACCAACGCGTTGCGTACACAAGTCATCATACGTCTTACGTATTATGTAAAGTCGTCATATGATCATACGTCAAATGATATGATGACTTATCATCATATGTCATATGCGTTTCGGCA